CCCATTCTACGGGGGCAACTAGATCGTCCCCGTAGACGCGGACTGTTTCCAACAAGTCCTCGTAATCCTCTGGCTTCCGGTTGGTAAGGTGAACACCTATTCCAACAAGAAGCATAAGGAAAGTGAGGGATTGAACAGGAAACGTAAGTGCCGATCCCATTGAAGAGAACTTCCTGAGCTCATAGAGCCCTGGGGATTTCTTATCAATGCTCTGACGGATAAACCGAGTTCTGGTAGCTGCGAAAGCCTGAAGAACCGAAAGATTTCGGCGATACAGTCGTTCGATAAGCCACGTAGACACCCGGTCGCTAGCAGATGATAAGTCAACTGTAGCTGTTCGTCCGTCAAGAGAGCCACGGGCAGCCGCCTGTCTGGAAAGCGCTTGACTTCTAAAGTCAATACTTCTTCCAGCAGGAAGCTGTCGGATACGCGTACTGAGATAGCGTGCAACATTTTGTTGTGTCCATTGATTACAGGTTGGTTCAGCGGCGATAAGCCGCGGGGCCTTCTGAGTCTTAGGCACGGCAATGAGGCGCGAGGCCTCCTCTTTTAGTGGAGGGAGTCTCGCTGCTATCTCGTCCGTCTGGTAAACATCTCCGGGATAACCGAAGAGGTCTACTTCGACGTCGTATCCTCCTCCCAATAGGGAGGAGTTTGCAATAGCATACTCCTCTCGTGGGAAGATAGGCTGGAGTCGAGGGTTCCAACTGGGAAACTGGTATTTATAGCCAGTACCGCGTTGGAACTCTGCAGTGGCACCTGGGCCATGCTTAAAGTCGGACTCGCTCGGGTCGAACAACCCCAGCTCAGCCGATATCCGATCAGCAACCCGCTGGATCGTGATAAGCATAGGACGAAGGCGGGCACTCCGTGCGAACGGAGATTCGCCACCCGCATGGAGTCCGATTCCGGTGATACGATCGTAGATCGTATGTTCACCAGAGCGGCTCCAATCGCCAACATCGCCACCGCTCCAAATAGGAGAAGATGGTGGAAGTTGACGGTCGACGCTGTAAAATTCCTGGACAGTCTTGTATAAGACATCCTTAGAACACTCCTTCTCGAATTTCTTCTGTCCCAGGAGCAAGCTCCGAAGAAAGAAGATCGCGTTGGGGTCAGCGTTGCTCAGTAAGCACCCGTCTCTGCCGAAGATGCGTAACCACAGTCCCTGGAGTAGTCTAGGAACCGCGGTCCGGGAATTGATCGACCTCATGAGAGGAAGACCAGTTCTAGGTAGTACGCCAGAATCCAGCGCTCGGTCTAAGACCTTTGCGATGGCAGGAAGATCGAGTAAGAACACTCGGTCTCCAACAACGGCAGAATGGGACTCGATTCGAGACAGATCTCTCTCGAATCCCAACGGCAGCATCGGGTAGTAGTCCGCGCAATCCTGTAGGATCGCGCGTACGAAACCTAGATGGTCTCTTTGTAAACGGCGGTTAGGCATAATCACTCCTCAGTGGTTATACCCCGTCGCCCCAAGGCTCTGACCTAGCTTGCTCGATTCCTCACGGAACCGAGACTGCTGATTAACTCAGCCAAGCAAGGAAATCATCGGTCTTTCCGGACGCAGAAATATAGTCCAGATAGCCTTTGACATCCAGGGCCATAGCGGAGATGTCGTCGGAGCCGTACACCTCATAAACGGCGTACGCCTTCCGAACAACTTCCTTCGTTGTGGCAGTCGCGAAGATCGTGTGTGTGAACTCGGTATTGTGCCGGTCCACACCGCGCTGAAGCGCGTCAAGACCTTTACGGTCAGAGTGGGAGTGCCGGATCTTGAACCGGTACTCTTCAGTCGGCGATCGCAGAAGATACTCGCTGCTATAGGGGTCTGCACCGTTGATACGGTTCAGAACCTTGGCAATCGAGTTGATCGTGATCGTGATAGTTGACCCGAAGGGCATAGGAGAACATCTTTCTGTCTAGGGTAACGACTCATCGTTTCCAATTTGACGCCACGCTAGCCAGATTGACTAGTTGTTGTGTCGAAATGACCGACGAGTTAACTGCGAAGCCTATTGATACGGGTGTGCGGAATTTCAATTCCCACTTACCGTACGCGGGCTGTACCGTGAAATCAGGGTGTTGAACAACGACCTTGTCAGAGATCGTCGTTGTCACGCTTGTCATCACGCAGCTTTGGTCTATCTTGTACTCGAACGCATTGCCGGTGAGCTCAATGAGATCACCAACATTGGCAAAGTAGTCGATCAACCAAGACCAGGGTAGAATTTCCCAAGCCATTGCTAGGGGATTCTTTATGCCGGTCAATGCGGCGATTGCTTTATTAGCAATCTCTTCGTCTGAGGGTCGGGTTTGGAAATCAAACCAAGGTTTCCAAGTTACCGAAGCCCACTGACGCGCCGTGGTGCGATAACGTCTATCGACACCGACACCGCATATAAAGCTGTTGGCTGCAACGTAATCAGTACGTTCAGTTGTGTACGCCCACAACACACGTTGTCTTGAGAGCCCATGAGGCCGATCGTAGATCGCCTTCATGTCACGTACGCGTTTATCGAACGCTTTCGTGAATTGAAAGAGCTTTATCAAGTCGGAAATGAGAGGAGCGACACCCCAGTTAATGCCTAACGCCTCGTTAGAGACGGGTTGGCCTTTCCTAGAGTGACGAACGGTACCTCTAATGATACCGGCCGTAAGTTCCCACCATTCCAAAAGCAGCCCCGGGAGATCCCGGAGCTCGTAGACCATCGTCGTGATATCAACATGATTTCGCGTCGGATTGGTCCACGCCGCCACTTTCGTGACTGCTTCAACGTCGCCGAGCATGCCTGCACTCCAATCCGCCGAAGCGAAATCGGGGGACGGTTGGTTCTGGTATGGATACTCGTTGAGTCCATACACGGGCCAAACGGCTTCTTGTCCTGAAATTCTTCCAGGATTAAGTCGCCATCGCTCCAATTCGAAGACGTTTACGCCATCGAAATTGCCCACTACATCTTTGCAGTGGACGGAGCCCGTAGATACGGTGACGGGTTGTGAATCCGGCGGTGACCCTATGGGATAGAGATATCCCACATAGTCACCAAAAGAATCACTTCGTTCTCGTAGGTAACCAGGCATGAAGGTAGAGCTTCACAGTAGAGGGAGACACCATGTCTTGACTCGAGTCAGGACCGCCCTTACGGGCGG